CCGTCGCGTGAAGCTGGACAAGCTGGCGCTGCGCATCGCTTGGCGCGTGCTGTTTGCGGCCACAGGGTTTTTTAGGCATTCCATCCATACGTTAAATATAGCGCAGGTAATTATAGATGACAAGGTGCGAACGGCTGGCCCGTCGCCTCAAGGGTGGCGGTCTGGCCCGTGAAGTTCTGCCAGCGTTGGATTATCACGTCGCAATATTTGGGATCGAGTTCCATCATCCGGCAGTCGCGGGCGGTCTTTTCACAGGCGATCAGGGTTGAACCGCTGCCGCCGAATAGGTCCATCACGGTGTCGCCAGATTTGCTGCTGTTTTCCAGTGCGTGTGAAACCAGATCGACGGGCTTTATTGTTGGGTGCAGCCCACTTGAGTCTCTGCCAAAATCCCAAACATCAGAAACACTTCTGCTTTCGACTTCACCAGCGAAAACACACAATTCATGTTGAAACCTGTATCCACCCTTTCCCATCCCAATAGATGGTTTTTTCCACACAATGCAATTTGATATTTTTCTGTATTGAGAAACGGCGGCGTCTGTGAAGCCGTAAGCCCTAAACCCAACCCACAAATACCAGCTTGCACCTTGCTTTGAGACAACATTGATGTTTTGAACCGCATCTTGGATTATACCTTCGGATTCGGCCATGGAGGAATCACCCTTTATACTCCCCGAACGCTGCATGTTTACCCCATAAGGCGGATCGGTAAACACCATATCAGCCCGCTGCCCATCCATCAGCCGCTCCACCGCGTCAATGCTGGTCGAGTCACCACACATCAGCCGATGCCGCCCCAGCAGCCACACGTCGCCCAGAACCGTCACAGGCACGGCAGGCGCGTCCGGCACCGCGTCGGGATCGGTCAGCCCCTCAGTCTCGTCCAGTGTCAGCGCGGCTATCTCACCCAAGTCAAACCCGGTCAATGACAAGTCAAAGCCCGCCGCGTCCAGATCCGCAAATTCCAGCTTCAGAAGTTCAACATCCCATTCGGCAAACTCTGACACTTTATTGACGCTCAGGCGGAACGCCTTGATCTGCGCGTCGGTCAGGTCATCGGCCAGTATCACCGGCACCTCGGTCAGCCCCAGCTTGGCGGCGGCCTTGAGCCGCAGATGCCCGTCCACAACCGTGCCGTCCGACTTGGCGACGATTGGCACGCGAAACCCGAACTCTCGGATCGCAGACGCCACCTTGTCAACGGCATGATCATTCTTGCGCGGGTTCCGGGCGTAGCCGATGCAGCGCTCTATCGGCCACGTTTCAAATATTAGCATTTTTCAAATCCCTCAAATTCATCAGCGTAGCAAATTGACGTTCGCGCAACATGCCCTGCCACATTTCTTGCTCGATTGACCCTATACCAAAGCCCTCCGTTCCGACGAACAACATCTCCACGGTTTTGTGGTGCTTGACGCAGAGCGGCACCAAGTTTGCCTTGGAGTTATCCCTAGTCAAGCGGAAAGGGATGATGTGGTGGACCTGAAGCCGCTTTGTCGTCCCGCAAAGTGCGCAGAAAGGCGTTGACCGGATCACCTCGCGGCGCGTCTTGTTCCACTGGCTGCCGCGCCCCGTCGTCCGCTCCGTCCGGCACATGTGCTTCTCGTAGCATGGCCTTGAGCAGAAGTTTCCGCTTGCGTTCGTCTTGAGCGACGACGCGAGGATGGTGAACCCCGTTCCGCACTGATTGCATTGTCGCGCGACCCTACATGCATCAGACTTGCATTTCACCGAGCAGAACTTGGCCCGCGACGAATTCACCGGCTGCTCGCATACAACGCACGCTGGCCGATGCGCTGTGGCTTTACGCAGTGCTGCCGTAACCTTCCCTGCCGCCGATGATGCGCACGCCTTGCACTGAGTGGCGAGGTTGTCCTTGCGGACAGTCTCAACTTTTCCGCAATTCCGACACTGGCGTTTGCGAACATACGCCATCACAGAAACCCAAATTCACGGATCGAAGCGGCAATCTTGTCAACCTGAGCGGGGCTGTGAGTCCGGGCGTTGCGTACGTACGGTATCAGCGATGCGGTCGGAACTGTCTTATATTGGGGAAATTTCGGTGCAGGCATCATAGATTGGTCTCCTTTTTGCGCGGCGTTGTGGGTGGCACGCCCTTGGCTTTGTAGTATTTGCGCTTCTTTTCTGAAATCTGTTCAGCGTTGGTTCGATGCCATAATGCGCTTATGCACTTCCTGGAACAAAACACCGCGTCCCGGCGCTTACCCTCCATCCCGCCGCCGCACCACTTGCAAACCCGCTCCGTCACACTGCACCCCTCCCGGCAGCCGTATGTTCGCGGTTTTGTGGTTGGCACGCCCTTGGCTGCGAATGCTACCACGCTGTCAGTAACACGCTTGTCGGGGTTGATACCAGCCAGGCCAAGCACTTCACGGCCATTCCGTGAGTTTGCCCACAATGCTAGGTTGTTCAACGCCTGGCCTTTGTGTTTTTTGGACTCTGTTGCGGTATGGTGAATTGCGTCATTGATCGCGGTTAGTGCCACCGCAGACCACATTGCCCGCATGCGTGTCGCTTGTTCCGCGTTATCGGTCATGGCCAATCCCCCGCCATAACGGCCTGCACCAGTTCCATGTCCGGCTCAGACTCTAGCAGCATCCGGATTGCCTTAGACAGGGCGTCACGCTGCTCTGTGATCGCGTCACGCTCATCTTGTGCACTACCCAGGTCCGCTTCAAGCGTTGCGTAGTCTTCGGCGTCAACCGATTCATCCTGCCAGCGGCGCAGCTCGTCCAGTTCATCCCAGACCCACGCCAGAGACGGCCAGCGTTCCCGATGATGTGACGTGTCGTCCGTGTTCAGGCGGGCCAATGCGGCCAGGCTGTCAAATCCGTTGCAGGGCATCTGCATTGTATTCCTCCGGTTGCGTTTGGTTAGTATTGTCGCCTATTGCCGCCAGATGCAAGCAAAAAGCTGCTGCCCAGATAAACAACATATCTAAAAAGTCCGTCACACCCCATAAACCATTGATAAACTTAAACCTTTTTCAGTATTACCCGTTTTCTGCCCAGACTGTGACGCTTCCAAACCTGAGGCTATAGCGGGAAAGGGCCATTGTTTATAATTTACAGTATTTATAAAACCTTACATTTCTTGCACGTAACGAAACACTTCAATATACCGTCACAGTTTGGGCACAACAGAATATATGTATATAATCCAAACACTTAGCAGGTGTGATGCTTGAATTTTCATCCGGGCACAAGTCCAGACTATCCGGGCAGAGCCATAAAAAGCCCCGCCACAATTTAATGAGGCGGGGCTTTAATTTAACGTTAATTTACAGGCCAGGCATTTTAATCACTGTTGACCGGACCTGGCCGCCATCACCCAATCGTTGCGCTGCGTCATATAGCGCCATGATGCTTGCGGGGTCGGTGCCTGTATGGTCTGCGATATGATACAAGCGGCATCTGTTCGGTGCCTTGGGGAAGTTATGAAACTCTGAAGGAGACCTATTACACCTTGTCGAATGGCGATAACCTATCTGTTCAAGCTGCCGCGCAAGATACGGGCCGCCCGGCACCTTGAGGTCTTCGGACTCAAGCAGATCGCGCACCGCGTTGAGCGACACCCACCCGCCCCTGAAACCTACAGCCCCTTCCGTCACAGCCGACCGGATCAGCCCCGCAGCCGCCCCGTCACCCGCGTGCATCGCCTCAGCCGTGCTGGACGTGACAGGCGCACGGGACGGCGCAACATCAAGCGCCAGGTGGCCCAGATAGCCCCTCACCGCCTCGGCCCCGCCTGCACCCCACCAATCGTAGTAGGAACCCCACCAGTCGCCTGTGCTGCCCGTCCACCATTCGGGGTAGAACGCCCGCGCGGCTTCGTCCTCGGTTTGCAGGGCTGAGATGAAATGTGCGTAGCGGCGTTCGCCCGGCGTGGCCAGCATGCAATGCAGATGGTTGGTGGTAAATATCCAGTTGGTGAAATTCTGCGTGTCGAATGATCCTTTCCCCTTGCCATGAATGTGCGCGTCATCGTCGGTGATCCATGGCTTGATCTTTTCGGCAAGCACCGACAATTCGCGCTTGCTGTGGTCGCCTATCTCATTCACCACGATCAGCGTTTTTTGGTGCATGTAGCCGTTGAAGTCGGTGGCAATCACGTCAGGCGATGGATGCGCCACGTTCTTGCGTCCGTGGCAATATGCGACGGCTTGGGAAATCGTGCCCTTGCCGCACCCCGGCGTGCCCTGCATGACTGGAGACCACCGCAACATCACGCCGGGCCGCTGCACCAGATGTGCCAGAATTTGCAGCAGCGTGTGCTGGTCTGATGCGTCCGGGAAGTTTGACCGGATAACGTGCAGGAACGGCTCAACCGCTTCAGGTCCGACCGGTGCAGCGGGCGCGGTATGCCCTGGCTCGTAGACGTTGCGGATCTTGCGCGCCTTGTCATCATAAAGTTCAACACCCTCCAGCGGATTATATCCCGTTGCGTGATAACTGAGCGTGTCGGGATGCTCCCACCAATAATCTGCCGCCAGCTTGGCCCGCGCATTGCCTGTCGCCTTATCCTCGATCATGATCGGCGGCAGCTGCGCCATTGCGTCCCGGAATTGCGTGCGCGCTTGGGGCTGCATCCCGCCGCGGGCATCCACCGCCACCGCTTGCCCGGCCTCATTTCGGACAATGAAGTAATAATTCAACTCGGCATATTCTGGCGTCTGCAACGCAACGGCACCCTTGGCCGCTAGAAAAGCCGTGACGGCACGCTTCACCGCCGCCTGCATTTTTACTTTGATCCCGTGCGGCTTGCATTCCTCCAGCACAGTGTCTCGGTCTGCAGGCGACAAGCGTGCTATTTCGTCGGCCAGCAACTCCACGGCTGTCAGGGGATTGTCTTTCATCCTTGCACAGATCAGATCGACCACGCTTGCCGCGCGCGGCGCGCTGGGCATCCCCTGCCCCGGCGCGGTCGGCGTCATCCCGGATGGCACATGTGACGGTCCGGGCATGTTCAACAGGCGGTGTCGCGCACCAATGCCTGCAACATCTGCCCCGGCCTGCTTGGCGTGGTAGCCTATTGTGCCCATACCCGATCCGCCATTTTTTCCGGGCGTGAAAGATGCAAACCGTTTGCGCAATTCTTTGGGGTCATAATGCCTGCTACGGCTTGACCACGCATCGGCAACTTGTAACCCGTCATCGCTGCCCCCGGATACGTCTACGATGGCCGCGATGATGCTGTGCCAGTGCTTGTCGCCCCCTTGGCTGTCCGCTTCAAGATCGGGGCTCACATATGTCAGCAATTCCTCCACCTCAGCCAAACTGGTTGGGGTTTCCCGGCGCGGCGTGGGAGTGATCGGTGCTTCGACTGTCAGCCGGTTGTAGAACGCGCCTGCATCGTGCGATGACGTGCTGATTATGCGGGACATGTGCGGGGCGCTGCCGGGCTTTAGGTGCCAGAACCCCGGCAAGCGCATCACGCGCGGCAAGTCTTTGACGGCTGGATCACCGTCGAATTTCTTGATCAGCGCGGCCTGTAGCGGTGTGAATTGCTCAAGCGTCACGTCATTAACAAGCCAATACGCGTGCCATTTGCCCGGCGAACTTTCGACTTCGATGTGCGGGGTTTCCCATTTCCGGACAGGCTCGATTGGCGCGCCGTCAAGGTCCAGCCAAAGCGACCGGACCCGTGTGATGTTCTCGGCTTTGCGACCCGTGCCATCCGTCGCGTTGATGGTGATGAACACCCCAGCGCCACGGATTTGTAGATCAGTCAGACTGTTGGCATGATCTGCAAGCGTGCCGTGAAACACTTGCGCCATGCGGCTGTCTTTCCGGGCCGAGTCGTCATCAAATGTCTGGAACGTGAAAGACGTTGCAGCAGGATCGAGCAACTTGAGAAATGCGGCGGCCTGCGCCAGATCGGGCGTCACGGCGTTTCACCATGCTCAAAGCGGGCGGATCGGGCTGCAACACATGCGCGACTTATGTTTAATGTCCCTGACGGAAATTCCAACTCTGTTATCAGTCCGTTCAAAAAGTGACTGCCGTGTTCCTCTCCGTGTCTGTTGCGAAAATAATCCATGTCCCATTTAAGTGCGTCAGATAGATTGCCAGACCCTCTCGTAATTAAAGTTTGATCTTCATAAAATTTTATTAAGTACTCGGCAAAATACCAATCTGTTGCAGCGTCTTTCATTTTTGACCCAACATGAAATCTTACTTTGCACCATGTCATGTAATTCCCAAGCTCATGTGGATTAGGTATTTGATTTAATTCAATAACCATCATATTGGTAATAGAAGAAAGAGCAAACGCTTTTTCGCGTTCTGTTTCGTTTAACTTTTGAGGTTTAACCTCGGCCCAATATGTATAGGGGTGAGGTCCACCTGACACCAGCCTGAAGTCCGGCAAATACCATCCGGCATCAGTCTCAAAGCCTTCCGGCTCATATTCCCAAGTCAGGCCAAGCGCATCAAAGAAGACGGCCCACCTCGCCTCAAGGCGGCTCCGAAATCGGTAGCCGGAATAACGGGTTTCAATTGCTTTCATGTAAAAAGCCCCTATGTGGGCCGAGCCTTGCGCTGCATCGCGCGTCATGTTATCTAAGGCTCAGCGTTGTGACAGATGCACCCTACCGCCTTGCACATCGCATGGCAAGCCCCGTCCCTTAAACCGGACGGGGCTTTACTTATCCAGCAGCATCCGCACGGCATCGCGCAGATCAGGCATCAAGAAATAATGCTTCACCGTTTCAGGGCTTGTTGGCGGCACGCATTTGTTGGCCACGTCCTGCCGCGACCACGAGTCGATGCAGCCAGCGTCTTGCGTCAGGGCAACGGCGGCCCGCAGGATCACTTCGCGCCGACCTTCCGGCGACATTCTTACTCGTTTTGGCATCGGTCAGACTCCTTCGGGTTACTATTGCCATTTATTGACGGTTGTGTCAAACGCCTTGATGAACAGCGCGGCGGCTTGCGGCACGATTGCATTGCCATACCCGCGCAGGCGCATCACGCGCCGTGCTTCTTTGGTGCTTTGCGCAAGCGGGGTGGAAGCTGGCACGAAATCGCCGCATGGCACCACGCTTCCGGGAAGCCTTGAAGCCACCCGCTGAACGCTGGATTTAACTGGCCGCCACTTTCCATCCCGGCAGAACAGCCAGTCAACATCGTCCCATCCGCCGTGATCCGTGCCGCTTGGGGGTTGTCCGCCAGCCATGCTTGCCGCGCCGCTGTGTCGTGTCTCATTTTGCCGTCTTTGCGCACCATCGACTTGCTCAGGTCTCCAGTGTCTTTGTAACACCTCACAGCTGGTGTGGCCCAGCCGCTCAACAGGAATGGAACCATGTCCTTCAAATTGCTGCATCCCCCTTTCAATTTCCTTTTTGCCAGTGATTCCTGACTGTATGGTAGATGGTCCATTGTGTTCGGCGTCGGCCAGCCGGACGGCACCAAAGAATGTTCGTTGTCGGATGTGCGGCGCGCCGACGCCCGCAGCCGGTATATCTGACGCCCCAACGGCGTAACGTGCGGCTTCCAGACGGTCTGATAGATCGTCGACCCAGGCCCACTCAGGTTCGCCTCCAGCGCGCTTTGCAGACTTTCCGAACACAAGCGCGCTGGCGACCTGTTCACCAAACAGCACTGGGGGGCGGCAGGCCCTGACCAGGCTGATAAATTTGGGACCGATGTGTCGTGCATCGTCTTTTCCTTCCAATTTTCCTGCCGCACTGAACGGCTGACAAGGGGGTGAACCGGTCCAGACCGGGCGCGTGGCGGGCCATCCCGCCAGCTTGAGCGCATAGGGCCATCCGGCAATCCCGCAAAAGAAATGGCATTGCGTGAAGCCTTCCAGATCGGCGGGCTGCACATCAAGGATTGATCGGGAATCAACCACCCCGTAAGGTATCAACCCGTCAAACATCAGTTGCCGTATCCACGCGCAGACCTGTGGGCAGTTGTCGTTATAGTAAATGCTAGGCCGGGGCATCATTTGACGGCCACCTCACCACCGCAGGCCGCATAGCCCGCCACGTCTATCCAATGGTCCGCGTGTTCCGGGCTCGTCTTGATCCGGGCCAGCTTCAGTTGGATCATCATCACGGCCACGTCAGAGCGGCTGACAGGCGTTCCGACGTGCGCCGACCAGTACGCCGCCACCAGCCCGAAAGAGTCCTCAATCTGCCCATGTGTGGCGGCCCTATCGACCGTGACGGCCTGTCGCGCTGCGTTCAGTATGTCTGTGCGTGTCATCGTGTCGCCTCTCTCATTTTATTGGTTATCGCGTCGGCCTGTGCCTTTTGGATACGGGCTTGTGCGATGGCAAAGTAATCGGGGTCGCGCTCAATTCCGATAAAGCGCCGCCCTGTGTTGGCCGCCGCCACGCCGGTTGTGCCGCTGCCCATTGTGAAATCCAGAACGGTCTCGCCGGGATTGGTATATGTGCGGATCAGGTATTCCATCAGAGCGACAGGTTTTTGGGTGGGGTGAAGCTGCTTTTTGGTTCTATTATCTTTAGTAAATTCCTGAATGCTTTTAGGAAAGCTATGGGTGTAAATTTTTCCTGTTAATCCTTGTTTTGCTTTTTTATTTGTTACCTTAGAGCTATTTGCAGTATTTTTGTATTTGCCCTGTTTTTGGGGTATATCTTTTATTTTCATAATAGGTTTGTAACGCCCTTCAGACCCAAAAACGCAAACTTCCTCATGTATTTTCAGAGGGGCGATTTTCACCTGAAATATGTTTGATCCTACAGTTTTGTCCCAAATCCAACAATATTTAAACATCTTCACATTTGACATAATCAGCGCCGACGTGAACGGCTGCGATGCCATCAACACAATCGCCCCGTTTGGCTTTGTGATCCGCTTTAGCTGCTCCCACATTGGTTCAAACGGGATAACGCTATCCCACTTGCAAGAGGTCGTCCCGAATGGTGGGTCCGTCATGACCATATCAACCGACCCGTCCGGTATATCCTGCATCACGTCCAGACAATCACCCAAGTGCAACATTTATTTCATCCCTCAATTCCAGCGCCGCCCGCTCGGACAACCCCTGTGCGCTCATAACATCCGTCCCAAACCGATACAGGAACCTCGCCTGCATGACCTCATCCGAGTCGCCAGCAGCCAGCCGCATCCCGCCCCACCGCTGCATCGCATCGGATAGTGACGCTTGGGCCGCTTGGTTTCGCCTGTGCCGCGCCCGGATCCCCGCCGCCACAATCTCAGACGCCCCGTAAGGTATCAGCGGTTCAGCGGCTTGTATCTTGGCCGCTCCGGCGCGCAACGTTGCCAGCAGCTCCAGCGACATCTCGGACAGCACCCCGTCGACCTGATCCGGCGATGACCGCCCCGCAGGGACGTGCGCGGCGCCGCAATACGGACAGGCAAACACAACCGCTTCATATGTCAGCAGGCATTCCGGGCAGACCCTGACCGGCACCGCGTCGGGATTGCCATTAGCCTTGCGCGTCTCGTCTTGCCAGAGCGTCCAGGTGCGCGGCGTATCGGGCAAGCCGTGCTTGGCCGCCATGCGCACCACGTTGCCCACATGGTCGATCACCCATCCGAATTCCTTACCCTGCGATGGCGTCAGGCATCGGGCAAACTGCTGGCAAAACAATCCGAAGCTGGCAGTCGGGCGGGCCATAATCACAACATCACAGGACGGCACATCGACCCCCTCGCTAAAAAGGTCTACATTTGTAAGGACTTGCAAGTCACCTGCCGCAAACCTGTCAAACTGCGACTGGCGCAGGCTGTTATTGCTGGTGGCGTCCAGCGACGCGGCCCGGATGCCCGCCTCTACAAACCTGTCCGCAATGTCTCGCGCATCCTGCACATCGACGGCAAAGACGATTGCCTGCCTGCCCGGAACGTGCTTCTGGTATGTCTCAACCACATCCCCAATTATTTCAGACTTGCGGGCGGCCTTGGTGGATGCGGGTGTAAAGTCGCCGGTCGATCCGATGCGCAACAGCGCCTCGTCAATCCCTGTCTGTGACGCGATGACACGGTATTCGCAGACCATACCGATGTCGATCAGATCGCGCATCCCAGGCCCTTGCACCATTGCGTGAAAGACACCGTGCTGATCGGCGTGCAATGACTTCTTGTCGGCCCTGATCGGCGTGGCAGTAACCCCCAGCCCCTTGGCGTTAGGGAACAGCGCAACAGCCTTTCCCCATTTGTTTTCCCGCAACAGATGCGCGGCCTCATCGGTCGTCCAGCGCCGGATCGAGTTGCACCACGTATCGCCCGGCTTGAACCGGCGGATCAGTGTATCAACCCCGGCCACGCTGACTGATGCGCGCGGATCGTAGAAGTTCCGGCCCGTCGTTTTGACGTGCTGTGATATGCAGTAATTTATGACTGATTGGGGCGCGATGATATTGTGATAAATGCCTGTCAGCGCATAGGTGCGGCTGATTTGCCCGACCAGTTCCTGACGGTGGACAATGGTGACAGATCGCTCACCGTCGGCGTTCAGCGCGGCAAATGTCACGGTCTTGCCGCTGCGTGTCGGCATGACTGCCAGCACGTTTTGTGCCCCGCTGTCCCACTTGGCGCGGATGTCGTCGATCAGTTGTGTCTGGTATGGTCTGAGTGTGAGTGTCATGCGCTATTACTAGCCGCGCCTGCCCGGGTAGTAAAGGGGAATAATAGGTATTGACGGGCCGCGCCGGACGGGTTAGTAAAGGGTAATAGCAACCCAACCCGGAGACACATCATGGCACACATCGCAAACATGAATACTCGTAACGTTCTGGCCTGCGGCCATAAAGTGTGGGAAAACACTATGTCTGCATCAGACTTGGATTTTGTTAAATCTTACCCTGACAACTTCACCCGCGACGCCAAGGGCTTTTGGTTCAACACCAATTTGGCCAACCCTCGGGACCGCGCCTTTCGCGAAAGCCGCTGGACCGAAACAACCCCTAACCGGACGGCATTGTAAGCCTCACCCGGCAACCCCCAGAACAGGAGACGAACCAATGCAGATCACCTTTGACCCCCACAACGCACAGGACCGCGCCGCGATTGCCTTCATGCTTGGCACCACGGCCCAGCCTGACACGGCCCAGCCTGACACGGCCCAGCCCGACACGGCACCGGCCCAGCCCGACACGGCACCGGCACAGCCCGACACGGCACCGGCACAGCCCGAGACAGCACCGGCACAGCCCGAGACAGCACCGGCACAGCCCGCAGGCGACACAGACTGTCACGGCATGGTCCATGACGACACCATTCACAGCACACCGCCCAGCTTGAACGCGGACGGGTCGTGGCGTGCCAAGCGCGGTCAGAAGGAAGCATATGAAGCGGCCATTGCGGCCGCTACCCAAGGCCCGGCAGAGTCCGCAATGCCCACACCAGCACCGCAAGGCATGCCCATGCCGCAACCGGCCAGCGCCGCACCGGCAACACCGCCCGCCCCGATCGACTACAAGACCATGGCGGAACGGTTCATGGCAAAGATGGCCGACCCGGACGGCCTGCCCGCCGAATATG